CAGTATGTGGCACCAATGACCCGATCTGAGGTTTGAAGTCTAGGAAGAATGTCGGGTCGTCACTCTTGAGATTCTTGCCTAGCGGCAGCCTTAACAAGTTTCCAAGGAACTTGTTTTCCAGTGTATCCTGTTTTGGGTACACTTCGATATTGACGCACGGGAAGCCAAGCAAGCCCTGGTCCTTGTGGTGAAACATGTTCTGACCTCTGTCAGGTTCCAAGAATCCAAGAGACTGAACAACCAGTAATGCGCCACCCCTGGCCTCCGCTGCGGGTATTTCACCCGTAAAGCCATACACATGCACGCCCTTGCTTCCCGAATAGACGGCGGCGACTGGTATATCCAGCTCCTTCTTGATCGCGCCTGCGAGCGATTTAGCCATGAAGCCCATCTGCCACTTCAACCAATTGCGGCACGGGTGCCGCCGATCACGCCACGCTTCACGTGGGCTAATCATGAGACCGGCCCCGATAAAGTTATCTTCGTTATCGAAGCATGTGTGGTCGATTTTCTCCGGATAACTGCCCGCCTTCGTTAGGTCAATGTCGAAGGCAAACAACCTGCAATTGTCGTTGTCATCAATGAGGTAATGACCATACGACGCTTGCCCCGATAGGTGCTGTTCGACGGCTTCCATACTCCAGGGAATGTATGGTCCGTCTTTACCTTCACGGTGTGGCATGTATCCGTTCGGGTACTGAATGGCTTTGATTTCTTTGCGCTGAATGAATCGCCGCGCAATGGCGATGGCCAGTTGATTATCAGTCACCTTTCTATTCTACCCTAGTAGCATCGGTACAGCTAGCGATAAAGCAATACCGGCCCATCTCTTGCGTTAGCCCCGGTGGGTTATGCTATGGTCTACGAATGGCTAGCTTAACTCCAACAACTCAGATCTGGTTCCGCAATCCACGCAACTATATGCGTGAGGTTATTGAGGCTGGCGCGATGAATGTCGCGTGGGACTTCGGAACGCTGGTCAAGTACAAGATTGACCCCGAGCGATTCGCAACGCTGCATTACGGCGCTGGCCAGGAGTGGCGTGGACTCGTCATCGCTAACGAGGGTGCATTGGAAATCGGCCCTGAGCGAGGAATGGACAATCCTCTTGGTGTGTATCCTGTGTGGTCATTTGTCGAGGAGGTGGAAATCCTCGAAACCATGATCGCTAATCCCGTAGGTGACGATCCAACCCTGGTCAATGACTTGTCAATTCCTGTGCAACAACGCCCGGTGGCGGGACAAAGGCATGTCATCGTCGTGTGTGACCTTCCGTCCGCTTCCTCCGGTGTAGCGCGATCGTTTATGAGGAAGCTGGTTGAGCTGCAAGCTGAGAATCCTGATTGCACAATTCATGTGCATGGCCTCTATGCCTTCAAAACAATCTTCGGATTGGGGTTCAAATCTGCGGATTGGGAAGCACGGACTGATTCCAGTCAAGGCGTAGTCGTCCTTCCTAATGGCAAGCAGATAAAGGAAGATAAATCCCCCCTGCATAGCCAGTGGATCAGGTTACTAGGAATGCGGCCTGTCGAGCTCAAGCAAGCGGAGAAGCGGTGCATCTACAATATCCGTTCAGCGCTGTGGGCAGGTGACAATTACCAACGAGCCGTGAAGTTCAAGACTACCGGCATTGACGACCCTGATACGACTAGCCCCTCTGCCCTGATGGAAATTCAACAGGTCAAATCATATGCCCAGGGACTGGTCGCCAGGGAGGGGGACAAGTTTACTTGTAACACTTGCTCTCTTGCTAGCAAATGCAAGTACTTCAGAGAAGGTTCGGTTTGCACCTTGCCTGCCTCACAGACGCATGACCTAGCCAAGATGTTTGGGTCTCGCGATGCGGACCAGATCGTAGATGGGCTCGGGATACTTGTCAAGGCGAATACGCGACGACTTGAGATGGGCCTTGCGCATGAAGATGAAGAGGGTGAACTTAACCCTAAGATTGGCAAGCTGCTTGATGATGTCTTCACTCAAGGCCAGAAGCTAGCAAAGCTGGTTGACCCAGGGAGATTTACGGCTGGGAAAGTCTCGGTCAACGTTGAGCGGGCTCAAGTATTCAATGCTAATCCCAATCAGCTCATTGCCGAGATTGTCCGTAGTCTCGAGGACCAAGGCTTCAGTCGTGAAGAAATCACAAAGGAGATGATTGCAGGCATCCTGGCTAACATGACAAACGGCGGTGAAATGCCTGCGATTGAAGGTGAAATCGTTGAGCAAAGTTAGCGCGAAGGATCTCCTCAAGGAGCTGAAGTGGCTCCAGGGCAACCCGCAGTTCAATGAGCGGCCCGCTACTATGGCCGAGTTCCTTGGCCCCGAATACTTGAACATTGAGAGCAAGGTTCGCGAGGGTGTGAAGGACTCCCTGGTAAACATCTTTGGACACCGCGTATCGGGGGACAAGATTGCTGACTATCGGTTGGCAATGTTCACAGGTGCTATTGGTATTGGGAAGACCACTTTTGCCAGCATTGCACTGCCGTACATGTGTCATTGGGTGCTGTGCCTGAAAGACCCACAGGACTTCTTTGAACTGCTACCGGGTTCGCGTATCGCCTTTATGCAGATGAGCACCAGTGAGGACCAAGCCAAGCAGGTAGTCTTCGGTGACATCAAGGCGCGAATCGAGTATAGCCCTTGGTTCAGCGAGAAGTTCCCATTTGATCCGACCTTCAAGAATCAGATACGTTTCGAGAAGGACATCTGGATTCTCCCCGGTGACAGTGCTGAGACAACTTTCGAAGGATACAATATCCTTGGTGGCATCCTAGATGAGGCTGACTCGCACAAGATAACGAAGGATCGAGACTACGCTGAAGAAGGATACAATACTATCTACTCTCGGATTGACTCTCGATTCAAGGAGAAGGGTCTACTAATCGTCATTGGGCAGATGAAGAAGGCCAGTGGTTTTGCCCGTAAGAAGTATGACGAGTTCAAGAAAGACCCTGATGCCTGCGTGGTCAGAATGAGCATCTGGGAGTCTCTGGGCTGGCACAAGTTTCTGAAGCCTGACGGGACACGCGACTCATTCTTCTATGACACGAAGCGTAAGCAGATCATAACAAAGGAACTGGCTGAGGCTATCTCGTCAGAGCATTACATGGAAGTTCCGATGGCGTACTACCGGAACTTCATGAACAATCCTGAAAAGGCGCTCCGAGATCTCGCTGGCATACCTCCTGCTGTCGGCGACCCATTCATTTCCCTCACGTACAAGATAGAGGAAGCGGTCGAGCGATGGAACGCTCGCCAGGATAACATCGGTTCGCCAGTCTCTACGGAAGTTGCTCATCCCAAGTTCACAGAGTGGTTCAAGGCAACCGAGCGACTGAAGCGAGCTATGCACATTGACTTCGCTTACAGTGCTGACGGTGACGCACTTGGCATGGCGATGGGTCATATACGAGAGATGATCGAAGTCGACGGCGAGGAGAGGCCTTACATCGTCATCGACTTCATGTTGAGGATGCATGCCTCGGCGGGCAACGAGATTATGTTCTCGGATGTGAGGCGATATATCTACGAACTCAAAGATGATCGTGGGTTCAATCTGAGGACTGTCACGATGGACGGGTTCCAGTCAACAGACACTCAGCAGCAACTGCGTAAGCGTCGCTTCTTCGTTGACTACATTTCCGTTGACAAGAGTAAACTACCTTACGAGGATCTGCGCGAGGCCATCTACGAGGACCGCATCGAGCTTCCGCCTTATGTGACTTACCTTCAGCAGGGTGATGGCAATCTTGTTAACATCTTCTATAAGGAAGCGACAGAGCTTAGCGACGACGGAAAGAAGATCGACCATCCTCCAGGCGGGAGCAAGGATGTAGCCGATGCGGTGGCTGGCGTCGTCTACACGCTAATGGGTGACAGGACATATCGCCGTGGGGTAGGATTGTCAGCTAGGTCAAAGTCTCCGGACAGACTACTTTCTGATTCACCAGAGCCGCCTGCAAGTTTCGACATCGACCAGCTGAGGGTTCCGATTGGTACAGGGCTTGGAGCACCTGTCCCGCCGAGAATTACCGAGCCGTTCGGATTGACGATCCCGACCAGGCTACAGCCTCCAAGGGAGGAACGTTGAGTACTCTGCTCGGACCTAACGGTAAGCCCGTTAGCTCGCAGCAATTCAAGAAGGCTCCGGCCCCAATCCTCGGCGAGAAGTTCGGCAGGTGGGCTGGGCCACTTCAGCTTCATACGCTGCCTGGCGCTGGTATCATCCAGTTCGACTTGGATAAGCTTACCCTCGCTGATTACAGGTCGATGCGTGACCACTATCAGGTCAATGCCTCCCTGTCTGTACTGTCTTTCATGCTGCATCAGACTGACTGGCATATCGACTGCGAGAACAAGAAGCAGCGTGATTTCTACGAGGAGATGCTCGCCAATGTCTGGACCCGATTGGTCAGGGCTCTCTCGCAGTCGTTTTGGGCTGGGTACTCACCTAACATTCTACAGTGGGAGAATGACACCGAAGGTCGAAGGGTCATCCTTGACAAGATCAAGGACCTTCGCCCAGAGGATTGCGAGGTTCACTGGAAAGAGGTTGAAGGTTATCGAGCTGGTAACGATCCCTCTAGGGTCAAACCAAAGATCAAGGTGTACGATGGGATCGATCAGCGAGGCTGGCCAGACACAATTCCAGTTGACAATACTCTGTGGTATCCACTCCTCATGGAGAACGGTAACCACTACGGACGCAAGCTCCTTCGTTCGGCGTTTCAGCCGTACTTCTTTTCCATCTTGGTGCACTTGTTCTCTAACCGATACTATGAGCGCTTCGGAGAGCCTACGCCTGTCGGCCGTGCGCCTTTCGAAGAGGAGATAGACGTAGAAGGCGAGCGAGTTCGTGGCAACACTTACATGCTCAGCATGCTGCAAGCGCTACGGAACAGGTCGGTAGTTGTACTTCCAAATGAGAAGACTCCCACGTCGGCGAATGAGACGAGTCCTGACTTCGACTACCAAATCCAGTACCTCGAGTCCCAAATGCGAGGCGCAGACTTCGAACGTTATCTCACACGTTTGGACGAAGAGATCTCTTTGGGGCTTTTCACTCCTCTCCTGCTCCTGCGGACAGCTGATGTTGGGTCGTACAACCTCGGAGTCGGACATACCCAGGTCTACCTTTGGATGCTGAATGCACTGACGGGGGACTGGACAGAGTACATCAACAAGTATATCCTGACTCGTGCGCGGTACTTCAACTTCGGTCTCAACGCACCAGAAGCGAAGATTGTCTTCCGTCGGCTAGGCAAGGAGAATGCTGACCTTGTTCGTATCATTGTTCAGGCCATGATGCAGAACAATACACTGAAGCCTGATGTCAGGCAACTAGGCGAGCTGGCTGGATTGGATTTCGAAGAGATAGAGACCATCACCGAGCCAGTCGAGGACCCCGAGACTGACGACCGTACCGATCGAGTCAGGGATGACAACGGCAACGGACCCCGAGGAACAGACCAACCACGGGAGACCGCCAAGGAAATCTCGGCTCGGGTCAAGCCACAAGTAGTGAAAGCCTTTGGTAACAGGACATTCGGAACTAGCTTTGTGCCGTCACTAGGCTACCGTCGCAAGCTGGTCGAGAGTTTCAAGGTCGAAGGCTATAGTGACCCTGAAGCAAGGGCCAACGAGTTCTTCCGTCGCGTAGAGCGTTGGTGCGAAGAGGTCACCGAGATTGGACAGGAGGAGTTCAGCACACCTGACAGCTTCATGCAGCTCTTTAACCGGATGCTTGATAACGAAGTGGAGCGTCTTGCGACGACGACGAAGTAACCACGAACTGCGGTGCATCTGTCGTCGGCAGCCTTTATTGGCTACCTACGGCGTAGATGCTTCGGGGCAGCTCTTCGTCCACGTCAAGGTTTACAAGCAGCGTCGCATCTTTGGTGAGATTATTGTCACCGGAGGTAAGGTTAAGTTACTCTGTCGAGAGTGCTTGCGGTGGTATGGAGTAGTGATACGCCAGCCGGGCAAAGCCGAACTTCAAGAATTCCAAGTCCCTGCGGAGGTGGCTGGCTCGAATAGCCACGATCCGATGCTTGCGACGAACGACCCTATCGCATAGGGTAAGCATACATGCCCTACAAGGTCGAGAAGGGCCACGGTTGCCCAGCCAGCAAGCCCTGGGCGGTCGTGAAGAAGTCGAACAACGAGAAGATTGCCTGCCATGAGACGAAGTCGGGCGCGGAAGCGCAGATTCGAGCAATCGAGGCTAGTGAGCACATGAGTTCTACACTGACCCAGCGGGCGAACGTGCTGCTCTTTATGACTGGTGACATCACGCGTGATCCCCAGCCGAAGATGCAGAAGTTTCAGAAGGGTGACAAGTCGGTCCTCAGCCTGACTGGCGTGCCGGTTTTCCGTACCGGCGTATTTCGGGACAGTATGGGCGACCAGACGGCTTGGGAGTCAATTCATCTTCGCCAGATGGTAGATCACTACAATCTACTGAAGGATCGGAAGATCTTCGAAGATGTTCCTGTCCGAGACGGTCATCCTCATTGGCTGCTCAATACGGGCAGTAGCCTTCAGCCTGGAAAGGTGGTGGGGTACCATACGGGCCTTCGCGTCGAGCAACATGCAAGTGCTCACGACGGTAGCACCTACGACTTTCTCGTAGCAGATTACGAGATTCTCGACCCTGAAGCTCAGCAGAATGTTGAGCTTGGCCTGTGGCGGAATCGTTCCGCCGAGGTCGGCTTTTACGTAACGAACGACCCCGAGACTGAGTTCTGGCCCGTGTATCGCGGCATGGCGTACGTGGACCTTCCTGCAGTCGAAGGTCTCAACAGTTTCATGTCGCCCAACCACGGATACATGTTCGAGAAGGAGCCAGCAGTGACCGGACCAGCAGGAACCACCAACCCGCCGACGCCGACGCCGCCTGCGCCTCAGCCGCCAGCTCCGTCGCCGCAGCCAGCCCCTCAGCCTGCGCCTTCGCCGCAGCCCGAGCCGTCGCCGAGTCCGCAGCCGACGCCACCGGCCCAGCAGCACGCCGCGCCGCCTGCCATTCCCCCCGCCCTTCCACTGACTTACACCTTCCGTGTGGGTGGAGTCGAGACTCGTGACGCGGCTGCCGTGCAGACGCACATCGACGTTCTGGAGAAGTTCCAGACTGACACGACCGAGACGAACCGCAAGGACTTCGTCACGGCCCTGTCGAAGGACAACAAGATTCTCGCTACGCAGGTCGAGAGCCTCACCGCTTTTGCGCTGGGTCTCACGCCCGAACAGTACGAGCAGTGGGCCAAGACTTACGAGTCTGCAGCCCCGAACCCTGTCCTCGGACAGCACGGCGCAGCCAATGGAGGAACGCCTCCCCCGCCTGCGGCCGACAACAAGGACGACGACAAGGAAGTCCTCCGCGAGACCGTCGTCCAGCTACGCCGTTCCGGTATGACTGTGGACCAGGTCAAGAAGTCCAAGTCGTACAACCAGCTCGTCAAGCTCGACCCCACCTTCGAATTGGAGTAACACATGCCTTCCTTTGTGAAGCCAGGTGCGGGATCGGCGCCGTTCGGGAAGAACGTGTACTTGCGTTCCACCCAGGATGTCAAGACCAAGTCGTACACGGTTGCAGCCGCATCGGTCGTAACTGAGACGATTGACGGAGTCGCGCAGAAGATTCTGCAGTCCGGCGAGGTCATGGCAAAGATCACCTCCGGTGGTGACAGCGGCAAGATCGGCCCGTTCCAGTCAGACGCTGCAGATGGTCGCCAGACCATCGCAAACGTGGTTGGTATCAACGATACCTTCCTCCCCTGGCAGCTACTAGAGCGCGATGTCGAGGTCGCAGTTGTGTATGAGGCAACTGTAGTCCAGGCATGGTGCTTCGAGCGTGGCGTTGCCGGAGTTCGCGCAGCCCTCACGACTGCTGGCCTGGTCGCCGGCCTTCGTCCTGGCGTGATCCCCCTCGATGTCGCAATTCTCTTCCAGTAAGGAGGCAGGCAATGACTAGGCCAGACACTAACGCCCTGGCGCAGGCCATGTCGGCTTTCTTGGCGGCGGGCGGCACACTCCAGGATGTCTTCCAGGGCCATGAGTTCGCTTCGGCGATCGGCCTGGACCGCATCATCCGTACAGAGGTTCACCTCGGAGTCGTTCGAGAGCTTGAGCCTCCGATGGATCACATCGGTCTCGAGTATGCACCGTTCCTTTCGGTGCCGACTGACGACGTGATCTTCGACTACGTGCAGGGCTTCACCGACGGTCTGGCCCCCGCACGTGCCGAGGACGCCGAGTCTGAGCTGGCGCAGAAGGACGACGTCTTCCCCGGTCAGGGGCGGGCGTCCGTGATCGACTGGGCTCTCAAGGATCACTACACGGCCAGCGATATCAGCCGCTACCGTGAGATGCTTCGCATTCGCGAGGTCATGCGTGACACCCAGAGCCTCCCGCTCACGGTCAACTCGATGACCGAAGACTGGTCTGCCAAGCTCGCACGCGACACCGCACGGCGTCGGCGCAAGCTCGACAATCGACTCGAAAAGATGGTGATGGACGCCCTGGGCACCAGCATCATCGCGTACAACGACGGCAAGATCATCTTCTCGGTCAACTTCCAGCGCCCGTCTGACCAGATGCGTGCATCGACGCAGACGTTTGGCACGACTGGTAGCACCGGATTCGGTGGTTCGCCAGTGCAGTTCACGCTGGGAGCCCTGTGGTCGAGCAACACAGCCGATCCGCTCAAGGACGTACAGCTCCTTCAGGAGTACATGTACGAGAAGTACGGTGTGCGGATCACCAGGGCGATCACGAGTCGCAAGGTTCTGAACAACGTTCTGAACAGCGACAAGTTCGCCCAGCGTGCAGGAATCGTTGGTGATGGTTCTGGCGGCGTCGTGTCGGGAGACCCTCGCTACTTGGTCGACGGTTGGGGACCGGCAGCTGCGGTTGCCATTCTTGAGCGTACAACGGGCGTCACCTTCCGCGAGTATGACTCGGTGTACCGGACCAGGCCGATCGGTTCGACCACGGTCACGAACAACCGCTTCCTGAACCAGAACCGGATCGTGTTCCTACCGGATGAGGGTGACCTCAACCAGATCGACGACACGGCAATCGGGTTCGGTAGCACGCTCACCTCGCCGCACCCTGCGGGTGAGTGGACTTCGGGGTTCTACGCCTGGGAGAAGGAGTTCGGGGTGGACCCCTGGGGTCTGGACATGGGCACTGGAATCAAGGCCTTCCCGGTGTTCCCGCACCTGGAGTACTCGGCCACGGTGGACGTGCTCGCGTAGCCACATTCGTTGGTGCCTGGCGGGAAATCAGGGGCCTGTCAGGCACCAACTAACGAGAGAGGTAACCATGCCAGCAAAGAAGAAGGCCGAGTACACCCAGCCTGCCACCAAGGACAATCTTCAGGAGTTTTACGACCGCGAGTCTGGCAAGGAAAAGGAGCCGGATGAGGGTCGTGTGTTCCAGGAGCTTTCCGACGAGGACAAGAAGGCGTACGTCGGCGTCGATCCGATCTACCAGAACTACGCCAGCGACACCGACAAGCCTCTTCTTCCCGAGGAGGGACCGGAGGCCGAAACCTTCAAGCGAGCAGCCGAGGAGGAAGAGCTTCTCCAGAGCGGCGGCAGCCGCGCTGAGGAACCAGAAGAGGAGGCCGAGGAGGAAGCTGACAACGAGCCAGGGGAGGCTACTCCCGTAGCCCCACCGGCTCCCCCGGCAACTCCTGACAACAAGTGAGAGTAGGCAGGCGTGGCGACTTATTGCACGGTAGACGATCTTCTCGTTGGCAATATACCCACGCCTGTCTACGCTACTCCTTCTCGGTACGTGCAGGACGCCGCTGACGAGATCGACAGCTACTTGGGCAGCCTGTACACGACACCTCTTGTGTTCGACGATCAGAACGCAGCGCATCGTCCCTGGATGTTGCTACTCAAGCGACTCAACGCTCACCTGGCAACTGGTCGCCTGCTCATGTCCG